TCCGGTGAAGCGGATGTTCCTCGTCGAAGCCGAACTTGCCAAGATTACGCTCAACTGCGCCCTGACTATGAAGATTTCGCTCGCCAATCAGTTGCACCTTGTAGCCCGGAAACTGGGAGCCGATTCCGCAAAGATCATGGATGCGGTGGGGGAAGACCCGAGAATAAACAAGGCGTATCTAACCCCCGGATGGCCCTACTCGGGGCCGTGTCTGCCTAGGGATAATCGAATGTTCCAGTACGTTGCCGAACAGGTCGGAGTGAAGGCGGCGCTCTCGGAAGCCGCCGACCAGATCAATGATGCCATCTACCATGAACAAGATTGAAGAGATTTCCGCCTATTGGGACAAAAGCCCCTGTAACGTGAAGCACGGGGAAGCGCCGGTCGGCTCCTCGCTGTGGTCCCATCAAGTCACGACTCGGAAGTATTGGGTCGAACAGCACATCCCTCCCTTCGCCGGATTCTCGGACTGGAAGGGGAAGCGCGTCCTCGAACTTGGCTGCGGAATCGGCACCGACACAATTCAATTCGCCAAGTTCGCCGAGCACGTCGATGCGGTGGACATTTCGAAGGTTAGCCTAGAACTCGCCATGAAGCGGGCGGCACTGAACAATTACAGCAATATCGGTTTCTATGAAGGGAACATCGAGGACCCGTTGCCGTTCACCGCGAACGAGTGGAATACCTACGACTTGGTTTATAGTTTTGGCGTCCTTCACCACACGCCGCATCCCGAAGCGGTTTTGCAGAATGCCTACAGGTTCCTGAAGCCGGACGGAGAACTTCGGATCATGCTCTACGCCAAATGGTCCTACAAGCGCCTCTTGGGACATCAACCCGAGGCGCAGGCGGGCTGTCCACTCGTCCGGTGGTATACGGTAGCGGCGGCAAGGCGGCTCGTTGAGACCTGTAAGTTCCGGGTCTTATCCATCCAAAAGACCCACATCTTTCCCTGGAACATTTCGGAATATAAGCAGCACCGGTACGTTCGGGAGTTTCCTTGGAACGTGGTGCCGGAACATTGGCTCGAATCCTCTCTCGGCCATCAGCTTTTGATTCGAGCGGTGCGGGCGTGAAGGCCGCCGTCGTCGTTACCACGGTCCACGATTGCAGGGAACTCCTGGACGGATACCTAAAGAACTTCTCGAAGTATGGGCATAATGTGAAGAATGTGAAGTTCTACGTAATCCCTGATGTAAAAACGCCATCCTTCATGTTTCCTAGTTCGGTGATCGTTCCAGAAATCGGTTCGCAAGACTATTTTCTGACCTACCACGGAATTGATCCAAACGATATTCCCAGGAACTCCGACAACCGGCGCAATGTCGGCTATCTCATGGCCTTTGCGGATGGAGCGGAAATGGTTGTTTCCATCGACGATGACAACTACTGTCCCGAAGACTCGGACTTTATCGGTGGACACTGTGCTGGACTGAATGAAGATTCTAAAGATGGATTTGTTAGCGTAGATTGCGGTTGGTACAACAATCTCAACACCTTCGGGATGGGAGACAGTTTTTATCCGAGGGGATTCCCCTATTATGCCAAAAACAAAAAAAGAGATAGAAGAATTTTAAGGGGATCAATCCCCGTACGAATAAACGCCGGAATGTGGAAGGGCGACCTGGACCTAGATGCGATCACATGGCTCGGGGGAAGGGCTTACACGCCGGACACCCTTTATGGAAGTATTTCATTGGCCGACGATACATGGTGCCCGATCAATTCACAGAATACAGCGGTGCATCGGGATTTGATGGGCGCGTATTACTTCGTGCGCATGACCTCGATGATGGACCGCTTCGGTGACATCTTCCAGGGCTATTTCGCTCTGAAAGTGGCAAAGCATATGGGCTGGACGGCCCGGTTTGGCTCACCGGTCGTCACGCATCGCCGGAACTCGCATGTGTATCTGAAGGATGTGCGGAAGGAGATCGAACCGATCCTGCTCCTCGAAGAACTGCTCCCGAAACTCTTGGAGGTGAAACTAACCGGCACGACGGTCGAGGAAGCCTATTTGTCGCTTGCGGACTTCATCGAAAGCCAGTCGTCGCCATTTTATTCCGAAACGGCTAGACTGATGCGCGTGTGGTCCGGCGCGGTAGGGAGGATCAATGGCAAAAGTTATTCTAGCCGGGGGGCCTAGCTTCGCCCTGTTCAATCCATCGCTCCATGCCTCGCTCGGCCTGCTCTATCTCGCCTCGGCGCTCCGGGAAGCGGGCCACGAAGTAAAAATCATCGACTGCCACAAGATCAGCACCTTCGACGCCGAAGCGAACAAACTGCGCGTCGATCCCGAAAAAATGGAAACCTGTGACATCTTGGGCGTTTCCATTGTCACTCCGAATGCCGAATTCGGAGGGCAACTAGCCGCTCTCTGGCCTGCCAAGGTGAAGGTAGCCGGTGGACCGCATGTGACGTACATCATCGACGGACCTCATGCCCAATTTAAGCAGAAGAAGTATTTCGAAGGGTTCGACTTCCTGATGACCGGCGAGTGCGAGGAATCGTTCGTCCAGTTCTGCAATACATGGGAATCGGGCGGGGACGTAACCAGAGTTCCGGGAGTGACGTGGTTCGATGCGTTCGGGGTGCATCAGCTTTACCCATCACCGCCACTGCCCGATGTAACGAAGATGAAGACTCCGGCCTACGACCTCTGGGGGAATTACCAAAAAGGCGGCTTGCAGGTCTCCTCGATTCATGGGAAATCCATAGATGTTGCTGAACGCACGATTGGCTCCTTGTGGACGGCGCGTGGCTGCCCATATTCGTGCTCCTTCTGCGCTGACGCCAGAACAAAGCTCCGAGAAGAGACATTCGCCCAAATCGAGGCCGAAGTCAAAGCCCTTGCCGAAATTGGAGTAACCGCCCTCCGAGTTTGGGACGACGTGCTGACTATTAAAGCCAAGCGGTGCCGGGAACTGGCTGCCCTCTTCCACAATTACGGGATGCTCTGGCGGGGATGGAGCCGGGTGAATCTGTTCGACCCGGAACTGTTCAGGGACCTTGCTCGCCTCGGCTGCACGGAACTCGGGTTCGGCGTCGAACATGGCTCGGCCCGAATGCTGAAAGCGATGAACAAGGGCACGACGCCCGAGGCTAATACGCGAGGGATTCGCCTATGTCAAGATGCCGGGATTTCGGCACGGGCCTATCTCTTGATCGGTTTTCCAGGCGAAACTTGGGAGTCCATCCAGGAAATGCAGGACTGGCTCGACGATTGCCGACCGGACGCGGCGAGCTTGCACCAATTTCAACCATACCCCGGATGTGAAGTTTGGAATCATCCCGATAGATTCGGAGTCACGATCACTGCGGATTCATGGTCAAAACTCTGGGAATTAAATGACGAGGACCCGAGTACAATTGTGCTTGAACTTCCCACGATGAACAAAACAGAACTATTCGCTGCTAGGAAGCAGTTGCATGACTGGGTGACAGACAATATTTCTCTTCGACTTGCGAACCGATGAAACTCAGCATCATTTGTGCAGGTCGCAATGACCTCCACGCCGGAGACTTCATCGACCGGATGAACCGCTCCTTCGAAACACTTCCCTCCGATGCCGAAATCATCATGGTCGAATGGAATCCTCCCGAGGATCGGCCTCCCCTTGCCTCGACGATTAAGCGGTCCGGAGTTCGTGTCATCACCGTTCCACGAGATTTACACAATACCACTCACGGAAACGATCTACTGCCATTCTTCGAATATCGGGCCAAGAATGTCGGCATCCGCAGAGCGCACGGCGAGTGGATTTTGTCGATGAATCCGGACATCCTACTCGGCCAGGAAATGCTCGAACGCCTGGGATACGATTTCGACCCTCAGTTCTTTTATCAGGCTCCGAGGCACGACATTCGGGACGGGAAACTCGTTCAGGTTACGAGGGGTCCAGGAGACTTCGTTCTGATGCATCGGAACAAATGGTCCGACCTTCGAGGGTATCTCGATATTGTCAGCTATTCGCATATCGACTCGCTTCTTGTCTGGACTGCGGAGTTTAGCGGCATTCCGAGAATCGAACTTCCCTGCCCAATCTTCCATCAAGAGCATGACCGTTCGGTTCACAAAGGCCGAATGACGATCCATTCCTCGGACATCCACCGATTCATCGGGCAGAAGAACGACGAGGATTGGGGATTTGCCAAACTCGATTTAGCGGAGACACTGACGTGAAACCGTACTTCCAAGAGGACGGAATTACGATCTATCACGGCGATTGCCGAGAGGTGCTGCCCAGCATCGATGCCGAATTATGCCTAACCGATCCGCCGTATGGAATTGGAGAAGATTATTCCAGCTACCACGATTCAAAAGATAATCTTCGAGATTTGATCGAGTGGACAATGCCGATGATTCGAAATAGTTGTAAACGCACACTTCTGACCCCTGGAAACGGGAACCAGTGGCTCTATCCCAAACCAGATTGGACACTATGCTGGTACATATCGGCGGGCTGCGGACGCAGCCCGTGGGGATTCTCGTGCTGGCAGCCGATTCTTGCCTACGGAAATGATCCCACCGTCCATCTCGGGTGCCAGCCAGATGCATTCGCCATCAATGAAACATCCGAGCCAAACGGCCATCCATGTCCCAAGCCTATCGGATTATGGAAGATTCTTCTAAAGCGTGGCTCTCCACATCAGATCGACACAATTCTTGATCCTTTCATGGGAAGTGGAACCACGCTCCGGGCAGCCAAAGATTTAGGCCGACGCGCCATCGGCATTGAAATCGAAGAGAAATACTGCGAGATTGCAGTAAAACGACTGGCACAGAAAGTGTTCTCTTTCTAATGCGCGTAGCCTTGTTGTATCCCTGCGTGGCTGCACTCTGCGAGAAAATGGCGGCTATCTTCCCCGGCCTCACGGTAATCGGACCTCCGTGCGATGCGCTTTACAGTTGGGACAAGAGAATCCTGAATCTGGCAAAAGCGAAGGACAGAGTGAAAGAATGGCAGGAAGTGGGCCTCGACATTCATTTCGAGGAGAAGCCGTATTCGGAGTGCGATTTCTCGAAGTTCGATCTCCTGATCGAGTCTGTGGAGACTTTCGATTATGCCGCCGACTGGAAGAACCATTGTCACCGGGTCGAATGCCCGATTCTGGTCTTTGTATGCTGGTACGACGGCCCGGGTTACTTGCCCTCGACCTACCGGGAGAAGATCAAAAACCTACCCATCAAAGTCGGAATGCCGTCCATTGTCCCATCCTGGAAGTCGGCCTATCCCCAGGCCGAGTTCGGCCCACTTCCGGTCGGCGATTGGTGGTTCAAAGAGGAATGGACCGGGATTCGGGAAGAGGCACTATTTGTTCTGGCCGGGAAGGACCTGTGGCGACCGGCAGACAAGTCGGTCTGTGGGGTTGACCTCTTCGAACGACTCTCGGACCGCTTTCCGGGACGGATGCATCACCACGACGGGGCAATGGAGTTCAAGACCTCAAAGCAGATGGCCGAAATGTTCAGCGAGTATCGGGTATTTGTGAATCTCGACAGTGGAGCCGGAAGACCCCTCTGTACGTCGTTTACCGAGGCACTGGCAGCCGGTATGCCAGTTGTGGCTCGGAATCCTTCCTATCGGGATTACATTGACGGGAACGGGGTTTGCACGGATGATTTCGACCAAATGGCCCAGTTCATAGATCGGTGTTTCGAGAATCTCGACAGGGCGAGGGACCTCAGTTTTCGGAGTCGGCAGATCGGGAAAGCCTGCTTCTCGACCGAAGCGGTTCGACCACACTACGAGATCGGAAGGTCGGCATGAGAATACCAGTAGAGAGTATTCCGAAGGCTGATGCTATCAAAGCGGCTAGAGATTGGCTGTATATCTGTGAACTAGCTTTTGGTAATGGGAAAATGAACATCGACAATATTTCGATAACCATTGGCGAATTCGAGCGAATCGCAAAAGTTCTGCTCGTCGGAATCGGGGAACTCAGTAAATGATTTCCCTACTCCTCCCATCCCGGAAGCGCCCGGAAATCCTTCGCAGGATGATTCAATCGGTTCGGTCCACTGCTGACAGTGACGTAGAGATTGTCGTTCGATTCGACGACGATGATAAATCCAGTATGGAGGCTGCAAGGAAGGACGGAGCGATTGTGTTCTCCGGTCCTCGGGTCCGGGAAATGACCGTTTACTGGAACGAGTGCTATTACTCCTCTCACGGTAAAATTCTCTGCCAAGCGAACGACGATATGGTCTTCACCACAAAAGGGTGGGACACGATGCTCGAAAAGGCGTTCGCCGAAGTTCCGGACAGAATTATGTTGGCGCATGGATCGGATGTGTTCGGCCACGGCAGCAATTTCGGTCCCCATGCCTTCGTCCACCGGAAATGGATTGAAACGCTCGGCTACTTCATTCCGCCCTACTTCTCCTCGGATTTCGGAGATGCCTGGATCAACGAGATTGCGAACATTCTCGGTCGCCGGAGATTTCTGCCCTTCAACGTCGAACATCACCATTTCTCTCAGGGCATGGCGGAAGTGGACGAAAACACGAAGGAGCGATTACAGCGGCACCAAGAGGACAATCCCGAGGTCCTGTATTACAGTTCGGAAATGGCCTCCGAGCGATACCGAGACGCGATGAAACTCGCAAAACTGATGGACAAGAATCTGAGCACGAAGGGTTGGTGCCCGCCACACAACAATATTCGAAGCGCCGGGATGTGTCCGAAATGTGAGAGTCTATCGACAGTGGCGGTCGGAGTTGGAAAGTTTTTCTGCAATGCCTGCGGGAAGGAATTTGAGCGATGAAGCTCGAACTTCTCTGCCTCACGATGCCGTCGAGGGTAGAATTCCTTCGCCGCCTGTTCATTGCGCTAGAACCGCAGATGGCCGGGAATCCGAATGTGTCGATCCGAGTTCGAACCTGCGACCCGAAATACACCCTCGGAGAGAACCGGGACATGCTTCGGAGAGCTTCGGAAGCCCATTACATTGCGTTCATGGACGATGACGATTTACCGTCAACCGACTACATTTCGAGCGTCTTGCCGCCACTCCTCGATGGGGTTGATTATGTGGGCTTTAACGTCCAGTGTTACATCGACGGCGAGCCACTCAAAAAGGTGACTCGGCACTCCCTTCGATACGAAGGCTGGTACGAGGACGAAACGGGCTACTACCGGGACATTTCGCACATCAACCCGATACGCCGGGACTTGGCTCTCCTGGAAGCCTTCGAAGGCGGGCATGGAGAGGACGTTCGGTGGGCCGACCGGATGCGGGCGAGAGGCGTTCTGAAAACGGAACGCTACATAGACCGGGTGCTTTACCACTACTACTTCCGGACCCGAAAGAACATCGGCAAGCCGTGCCCGAAGTGTGGCAGTACGTCCACAGTGCTCGTCGGCGAAGGGACAGCCTGCAACGGATGTGGCACGTCGTTTGACCGGCATCCGGAGCAAAAATCTTGTCTTTGGACTTGACTTGGGCATCCAGATTTGCGAGTATGCGGGCTGCGGGTACGGTTCTCCGGTTGAGCGAGGGCGGTTTTAACGGGGCCGCCCTTGTTTTAAGCCTTCCAAGCGATATATCCCAAAAGAAGAAGTTCGGCGATCATCGACGCCAACATAATTGCGTGATAGTGCCGATCAATCCAAGCAGAAAAGCCAGTAGGAGAAGTATCCCCGCGCTTGCCAGTGTCACCCATGCCGGTTGCTGCCTCCCGGTACCCCGCATCACTCGTCCAGTAGGGGAAAGTCGGTTCCGTTAGAAGTGAAAAAATCACAGACTCCGGTCGGGGATACCCCGTCTTTGTCGGTCTCTTCATCTCGGAATATTTCGCAAGTGTGGAACTTGTCGATGACCCGCTCGAAAAAGTGCTGGCAGGACTGGCATTTTTCTTTGCCATCAGCTTCCCGGTATGACACTTCCTCGGAATCAAACTTTACCGGACGCGATTCGATCAATCTTTCGTAGAAGTTCTTGCTGACTGTTGCCATTAATGGCCTCCACGATGGTCTGATCCATCTGCTCACCAAAATTTGCCATCATCATAGCAATGGATCGGTCGATATATGGACCAAGTTCGATCCAATCACCCATTACGGCAGGAGTGACAATCTCCGGAGGAGGAGTCCAAATCTTACTCCGGCCCATATCGAAAATCTTCCGACGTGGATCGAACACAAACGGAGCGGCGGTCAGAAACGACAGAAAACTTCGTCGAGAGATTTCCATCAGTGAACCTCGGTCGGCGGCACTTCGACATCGGACGGTCTCATTCGAGCCTTCGATTCGAGAGCCGCAATTTCCTCTTCGGAGAGTTCGAGTGCTGGAAGTGGCGGCAAGCCGAACTTAACCCCACAGCACCCGCAGTAAACGTCGTCCGGCGCTCCCGGTTTTCCACAATTACAGGTCTTCCCGGCAATAAGCCGGGTGCCATCATTTCGGCAGAAGGAGTCACCGGCCTTTGGTACCCGGTCACAAGTTGGGCAGAATAGATTCCCGATCCCGGCAGGTTTCTGTGGACCGGGAGCCACACCTTTCCGATTCCAGGGATGGGAACTACACATACATCTGCACTCGCGTTCCGTACAAGCTTCGTGGTGCCCACTGACACACTCGGCGCTATAACCCGGCACCGGGAGCCTCTTTCCTACCCCATCTGGTATACGCCGCTTTTTTAGCCTTCAAGCGATTCGCAGCCGACTTCTTGGGACTTGATATATGCCCGCCCTTAGCCCCCCGACAACTGAGACAGGGGTACGGTCGTCGATGAATTTCGCAAATTCCACTGGTTTCCGTCGTTCGCATGATCCGGAACCGTAGCACAATTAGTGGCCCTTTGACTATGCCCAACACAATAGATATTGAATTTGATCCTAGTTGGGAATATATTCCGGATGTGCCTGAGTTGCCGACCACGAAACGGGTTTGCTTCCTAACGAACAATCGCTACGATTCTATTACTGGCTGTTGGAATTGGATCGGAGCGAATTCAGGAGGGAATATTCCCTATGGGAGAATGCAGTACATGGGGAGGGTCGAAAAAGTCCATCGACTCTCCGCCCACTTCTATTTGGGATACGATCTAAAGTCGGAACTCATTGTTTGCCACAAGTGCGATAACGGACTCTGTTTTAATCCCAAACACCTATTCATCGGCACCTACTCAGATAACTCGAATGACGCGATCAACAAAAATAGATGGGACAATAAATGGGAGTTGTCGAAAACCTATTGTCCCAAAGGCCATCCATATTCCGGTGACAATCTGTACGTAGTTCCTTCATCGGGACGCAGACAGTGCAAACAATGTCGGCGCGTAAATTTTCTTTCGTTCAAGGAAAGAAATGCCTAACCTTCCGACCTGTGGGAATTTTCTTGCCGGGACATGCGAACGCTCGGACGTTTACGTGTCACGGGAAACAGACTCCGCATTTGTAATGACCTGCCGGACCTGCTCCTCAATCAATGTGTGGCCGAAAGACAAGGACGAATCGGCGGGCCGGTATCAAAACTTCCTCAGACATAAAGCCGCCCGAGAAGCACAGCATCGGTACGAGTCAAGCCGACCAGAGTACTCGATGCCTTCCAGTGGAGGAAAATGAACGTGGCAATGTCGCCCGAAGCTCGAACACTCCAATCCCAAAAGATGAAAGAATCCTGGATTCGTCGCAAGGCAGAAAAAGGGGAGCCTTCCGCCGATCCAGCCATTCGAGAAGCCCAAGCCAAAGTTCCGATGAACGCTCCAATCGAACGTGGAACAATGGTTGCCGAAGTGAAGGACGAAGTGATTCCGACCGAAGCCCTTCCCGTTGAACAACGATCCTTCCCCGATCACGTCACAATCGAAGTGGATTGGGAACACCTTCCGATGCAAGTTGCGCAGGAGTTCTACGCTTACCTAAAGGTGGAGTTCGAAAGGGCCGGGAAAACCCTAAACACCCGCCTGATGACTCGAACCGAATCCTTCACTTGCTTCATGTGCAAAAAGACGTTCAACGGAAGACCGGGATTCACGGACCATTCCTACATCGACCCCGCCACTGGTTTATCTCCCAGGGTGGACTGTTGCGGTGAACTTTGTGTCATCAATTACAACTCCTTCCGAATCAACCAGCGCCATCAAAAAGAACTGGCAAAGGCCGCTGCCGAGAGAGAATGAAGCGGAATGATCCAAGTTGGATGGACCGGTCCCGACAACTTCTGAGCAAGTTGCCGATCAAGGACCGGGAGCAAAACATAATGACGCATTTCAAGTTTTTCCCGAGCCAAGAAAAACGGTTCCAGAGAATGCGGGAGCAATGGCACAAACAAGGGCACGTCCGGATCATCGACCTCAAAAGCCGCCGTGTCGGATTTTCCTCCCAAACCGAAGGATTCTTTTGGGCACGAGGACTAGGATTTCCGAACCAGAACATGAAGATTGTGGCTCACCTTCAGACCTCCGCCGAAGAACTGTTTCGTGTACCGGGCGATCTATCCAGAGGCTTCCCCGAATTCCCTCTCGAAGACATCCAGCAGAAGAAAATCTATTTCCGGCATCCGAGTGGAGATAGCCACTTGACCGTAGCTACGGCAGGCACTCCATCGGCGGGGCGCGGGGGAACACTCTCCGCGCTTCATCTTTCCGAAGCCGCTTCCTACCCGGATGACGAGATTTTTACGGCTATGATCTCCTCCGTATCGAAGGGTCCTGGAAGCATGATTATTATTGAATCGACGGCCAATGGCCGAGAAGGTCCAGGAGCCGCGTTCGCCGAGTATTGGGACGAAGCGGTAGCTGGCCGGAACGGGTACATCCCCAATTTCGCATCGTGGCTCGAAGACCCGGCCTTCATACGTCCGGAAGAAGAAGCGGAAGACGCTCCTCGGGATGATCTCGAAAAGGAGTTGATGGCAAAGCCGTTCAGCGCCAGCCGGGAGCAAATTGCCTGGATGCGTCGAACCAAGGCCGATGACTGCCGGAACATCGAATCGAAATTCCTACAAGACTTTCCGCACACACCCTCGGTAGCCTTTCAAGTATCGGGCTACCCGGCTTTCCCGAGGGAGGAACTAGCCTATGCGGAAGGCACGGTTAAACCGCCGCTCTGCCGAGGGTCTTTTCAGCGTATGGGTGGAGGTCCGGCTTTTAAGTTCATCGAGGATGATAACGGTCCTGTCTATGTATGGAAAAGACCCTTCAACGAAAAAGGTCGTCCAGATGGACTGCATTACTACATCGGAGCGGATGCTGCTCTTGGAACTGAGGAGGGTGACTTCTGCGCTTACGTCTGTCTGTGTGGAGAGACCGGCGAATTGGCTTGCCGTTTTGCAGAGCGCATTGCCCCCGAAGTTCTGGCGAATCAACTCGATATGTGCGGACAGTATTACCATCGAGCGATGGTAAATCCGGAATTGACTGGAAACCTAGGTAGGTGGGCACTCGTAAAACTGAGAGACGAGTACCGGTACCCCAATATTTACACCTGGAAGGGTCGGGATGACCGAAAGAAGGGCAAGAGCCGGAGTATTGCCCTCGGCTTCGAAATGACGCAAGCCACTCGCCGGTTGATCGTCGATGCAGCCCGAAGCGGCATCCGTATGGGACTGAGGGCCGATCCGGGGGCGCTCGTCATCAATGACCGGGCATTGATGGACCAGATCGGCATGATGACGGTGAAGGAGTGGCGTTGGGACATCCTTCGAGGGCATGACGACATCGCCGTTGCCTGGATGATTGCCTGCCTGACCCGGGAGCAATATCCGCCCGCGAGGATGAAGTACGCTCCGAAAAACACGATGGACCCGCAGAATCCGAGGCAAGTTCTCGAAATGCCGATCAAGGAAGAGATTGGGCCGATGATCCAGCGGGAAATGCAGATGTTTATGAGAGCGGCAAAAACGAAGCATCGGGACCGGCTCGTAGGAGTCTGAAATGCCAGCATACAATCGAGGGGAAGCCAGCCTCGAATCGTACCTCGTAAAAATCATCGCGGCACTTTGCCGACAAGCCGGTGGAGAAATCCGAATCCGGGGAGATTTGGTGGATGTAATCGACCAGCCGGTAACGCTTCTGAAGGATTGGGATTCAAAGACCCAGGAACTCGTCCTCCGGACGCATCTTGGATCGTTCGGAGAAGTTTTTAGGGCAATTCCCGAGAAGCAGCCAACCAAGGAAGTGATTGCCGCCGACCCTATTCGGAAGCACGTACCCGAGGAGCCGAACCTTTTTGCTCCACAGGGTAGCACTTTGGACGACTCCAAACTTAAAAAGCTAGAAACGGAATTGACAAGACGTAGAGTTGCGTCAATGATTTCGGAAGATTTGAAAAAGCGGCAGCGGCAACCGGAGGTATAAGTTGGAAAACCCCACAATGGTCATCGTGTTCAACCGGGAGAGTTTGGAGATTTCGATTGATGCCCCGGATATGTCCCTCGATTTTGGTCTTTCTCTCCTCGAACGGGCCAAACGAATCCTCGAAGCTCAGGAAAAGATCGTACTGACCCAAAAAGCGATAGCGGTCTCCCGAGCGGAAGCCCAAAACGAATTGCGCAGCAAAGCGGTGCTAGACAGGATAAAACTACAATGACCGAAGAGAGTTCCCGAGCGATTTACGAGAAGATATGGGCCGAGTTCGCCGAAAACCGTAAGGCGAATCGAGCGACAGCCTATGGCAATTTGCAACGGGCGCTCGCCGAACATGCCGCTGATCTCGTCCCTCATTATTTCACTGCAAAGGAACATTTGAGCGTGGTCGCCGACGTGGAGCAGTATACGAAGTCGGACAAGCAGTCGGATAGCGGGAATCCGACCGAAACGATTGCGAACTGGCTGAACGGAGGCTTGGACCTCTCCCGAGTTTCGATGATAAAGGATCGGAATTGATCCCGACCTGCATCTACTGCTATCGTCCGATGCAGTTGAACACGGCGATGAGCACCGAAACACAGAAACAGTATGTTTGCGGCTGCCGGGGATACGTGTACTACCATAACGTGCCGAACTGGAAGCCGCCACTCGAATTGAAGGGGAAGCGTCATGGAACGTAGAAAACTTTTGAAATCTATCGCACTCCTACCGGCTTTGACTATGCCGGAAATAGACAAAACTACACCCACTCAGATTGCCGGTACATATCGTGGATTTAAGATCGCTTGGCGTGGGTGGTTCGACTTATTCAACCAACACGTTAAGGTCGGGCAGTGGGTCGCCTATAATAGAGAAAATTCTGATCGATGGCAAGTATATTCGTCATATCCTGGATCAACTGGGAAGTGTTTTCCTGGATATATTTACGACATTTCTACCCATTCGGATCAGGAATATCCGGGACCGTGGTCAACTCCTGAGCAATTAGAATCGTACCGGCAGGATGCTCTTGGTAGATTAATCCGCTATATCAACGAGCACTACGAGGAGTTGGTTCATGGAGCGTAGAAAGCTACTACAAGCACTGACCGCGCTCCCGGCGATGGTGATAGCCGGTAAAGATGGCAAACCGGTCGGCGTGAAATATGAGACCACACCGGATAAGCGATACGTCGTTTTCCTGAATGCGCGAATGGTAGATGTAACGGATTTTTGCGCTCCACCTTCTGAATCATGCCCTGCCGCACATGCACTCCCTCCGGGAACTGTTGTCCATTGTGTCTATGCGGGCAAAGATGAATCAATGGACGAAATCATCCGTATCTACGAGGTCGAATAGTGTCCGTCACCTACATCCAAGCTCCGATGATTATGGAAGGGGAACGGAAAAGCGTCCAATTCCCCGGAGACAAGAAGATTGCGAAGCAACTGGACGAACTTGTTCGGATGTCCTCCCAGGAACGGGAGCAGAAACAGGGCGGCAATCACGTCGCCGACATGAAGAATTTCTACAATCTGACCTATTATCCGACCGCCTCGACTCCTTCATTTCGTCCCCGCGTTATTCTCCCGGAAGCGCAATTCCTGGCAATGTGCGAAGCTACGGATTTGACGAACGACACGCCGAAGACCTACATCTCGATCAACGGACGAGCAGACGAGCAGCGCGAGAAGGCATTTGCGGCTGCTTGGCGCTTGGGGATGTTCAATAACCGGATTTTCGATGCGGTTTTCTGGTCGCAACTTTCGAATCCAAGCTGGATTCAACTCGGCTACAACCCGGACGCCCGAAACGGGAAAGGGATGGTTTGGCTCGATGCGCTGGACCCCTCGACCCTTTTCCCTGATCCGCACGCTCGAAACGACCGGACGTGGGCTTACGTGGTGCAGGAGCGATACTTCTACGTCGATGAAATCCGGCGCATGTTCCCGGAAAAGGGCAAATACGTCAAAATTGGCGGCGGATACGATGATTATGAAGACAACGAAACAGAAGGATCGCGTTTTGATCTTTCTATGGAGTTGCCGCCTGGACCCCTTCGGATGGACGCACCCGAAGGATTTGAGCATCAGCGAAACGGACCTCGTGTGCGTGTACGATTCGCATGGGTCAAAGACTATGCCCGTGACCGGGTGGAGGAAATCGCAGGGGTTCGGGCCGGAGAAGGATTCGAACTCGTAGTCCAGCCGAAGTTTAAGTGGAGATTTCCGAATGGCCGATTCATCATCGAGTGTAACGGCATCATTCTCGCAGACGGCCCCAATTTCATTCCTCGGCTCCCTGAAGATGATTTTGGAACTTTCCCTTTTATTGGGATATGGAGTATGCCTCACCTCGATAGCATTTATGGTCCTCCTCCAGTGCGGTATGTTAAGTCTCCCCAAGAAATTGCTGAACGCATGTACACGCAGTTGATCGAAAACATGATCCGCACGAACAACGTCCAGTGCTGGATTCCCCGAGATTCGAATATCGACATCGACGCCTACGGAGGGCTTCCTGGAGAAGTTCAGGTGTACGACGGGGATAAGCCTCCGACCATGAGTTCTCCGCCACAGATTCCGCAGCACATGACGCAGATTCCCGAGCTTCTGCTTCAGAAGGTAGCGCGATATTCGGGCAGCACAGCCGAACGGCAAGGGCAGGCAGGCGGGGGAAATGTGTCTCCGGAACTATTCGACGCCGCTGTCTTCCAGGGGCAGACATTCGTCCGGATGAAAGCCCGCCTACTTGCCGAATCGTATCAACGTCTCGCTCGAATGGTTTTCTACACAATGGCTCGGTTCAAACGGGACGAGGACACCCTCATGCCGCAGCGTGGGAAGCAAAAGTCCTGTTCTTGGCTTCCGGTTCCGGAAGGGTCGGAATGTGATCTGGAACTCGATGCAGTTTCTTTGCAGGCCGTGTCTAGTACGATGCTCAAAAACCTGACAATGGCATTGAGTAAAACAGGAACATTGCCATTGAAATTTGTGTTCGATACGCTCGGGCTACCGAATTCCGAGGAACTCGCCTCGGACGCGCAGAGACAAATGGAATTAAGCGCCCTCAGTAAGCTGCGTAAACCTCGATGACAGAATGGGTTCCAGTATCAGAGATTGCTCGCCGGTACGGTAAGCATTCCGTGACCATAAAGCGTTGGTGTAAAGACGGATTCATACTGCATTTGGGTTTTCGCATCCGAAAGGACCCAAAAGGTCAATGGTTTTTGTGCGAAAGTAGTAACGAACAAAGTGAACAGAGTAAACCCAATGGATTGACCAAGTAAGAAGCATACCCCAATCTGTCCTTCGTGCAATCTAAGTTCGAACTGATTCATCTCTCCGAACATACCCATCCTGGCTATCAGACCCCCGTCTATTTGGTTCAGTTCGCGGTTGACGGACAGGTATGCCCGCCTTGCTGGTCTACGAAACAATCGAGGATCGAACTCGGAGAGGATATGTGGCTTGAGAATTTGAAGCTCGAAGCGCAGGGCGCACTGGCCGAGTGTGGGCCTTCGAAAGCTTTGACGAATTAGGAGAATTTATGGCGCGACGTAAAGGCAAAAGCTCCATGAATACGAAGATGGCTGGACGGCATCCGGGAAGCCGGAAGGCTGGCCGGTACTAGCTTCGTAAGCACGACCTGATCCGGGGGTCTCCCCGTGCAAGCGGGTGCCCGGACAAGAAAGGAGACACCAATATGGCTCGAAAGCGCGGTAGACACTCGAAGCGCAAGTAGCTGCGCTGAGAGAACAAAAAGTGCGTGGAAGGCACTGCCGGGGGCGGGGCATTTAGTTTCCCTTTCTGTCCCGCCCTTCGCACTAGGAGAAACAGATGCCCGATACACGGAATGGCCGAAACAACCGAATCGACGTAGAGCAGATCGACCGAAACATCGAAACCACCGAGAACTCGTACCTAGAGTCGCCGTTCAACGAAGAGATTATGGCCGGAGACGCTAACTATGGCGATGTTCTGTTCAACTCGATGCCGGAAGATCGGGTTGGACTGATGACGAATGGAAGGAATCGGAAGGATCGGCGATAGCGCGATGTTCAATGCCATGACAAGTCGAACAGAGCCAAATTACATCGAGTGGGAAATCGTAACCTCGGTAATGATGGCCGTGCGGTTTGCATTGTTTCAGGCATTTCGAGCAGTGATTGGGCCGTATAAGTGTTCCACTGATGACTGCATGATTGACGGCATTCCTAGCTCTGAATTTTTCAGGGAATTCTTTCCTTCTAGTTTTTTGACGCTCAGAAACCCTTTGGGAATTTTCTTGGTACCACTTTACCCAATTTCGTTTTTTGGTTTCTTTTCGATGTGGCTGAGCAGCCATCTCTCTTTTTCGTGGATACGATTTTCTTTCGTATCTAGCTACCTTGGCAGTATTTCTGCGCCTCCATTCTCTCTGGTATTCGGGAGTGGAATGTGAATTGGGCACGATGAATTTTACAACGGAGGTAAGGAAAAATCATGGTAAAAGGCGACCACTTTTCAGTCTTTGATTCGCCCTATGAAGTTCAGCCGCCGAAGGGTGCTGCGGAAGGCATGATCGACTACGGAGGGGTAGCGGAAGTGGCAGACGATTCCCGCACTGATCCGATGGGTGTACTGCCGAAGGAAGCGAAGCCTCGGAACATTGGTCCGAGTTCGAAAGAGTAATGCTTGGCGAGTCCTCCAAATCCGTTAATGGGCGGCGGTGCCCCTCCGGGCGCTCCGGGCGGTGCTCCGGGTGGAGGGATGCTCTCGACTATCCTCGGGGCGCTTTCCAATCGAGCCTCGACGAATCCAGGGCAGGACTTTTCACAGCAGTCGGCAGCGTTACAAGGTGCCGACCCTGGGATGGTATTGCGTCAACTCGAACAGGTCAATCAGGTTCTCGGGGTCCTGTTCGTCAAGACGTTTCAATCACTGCCGAACATGGCGAACCAGATCAGCGCGACGATGAAAGCCCTATCTCGGGCGATTAAAGAGGGACAGCAAGCTTCGAATGTCACGGAAGCGGTAAGTAAGAACGAGGAAGGATCGAGCCAACCGCCGATCAGTTTTAGTCCGGTAAGCCAAGGAACGGTCCCTGGTGCCGACCAGGGTGCAACAACTTAAAGGAGAAGAAAAAAGAAAAATCATGGCCGACCTAAAGCAATTTCTCGAAGATTCCAAGTCCTATCCGGACACGACTCCCATCCGGATCGGGGAGACCGAAATTCCACTCGGTTCTCTCCGGCAATTGACGACAGCGGAGCGACAGGTTCTCTCGGATCGTCTGCAAGGCGTTGAAAAGAAAGAGCAAGAACTGAATTCAAGGCAGGCGACGATTGTCGAACTGGCGCAGAAGGCGCAGCAGGCGTATGACGCCGCCGAAGAAGCCCGAAAGAAGGCGACTTCACGGCAGCCCGATCCTGGGAATGACCCGTTTTCGGACCCGTGGCTACAACCGGTCAAGGCCGCTCTCGAAGCCAGAGACAAGAAACTAGAAGAGAACGCCAATCTTATCAAGACTTTGCAGCAAACATTGGGACAGGCTGCCACGGTATTTATGAAGCGGGAATGGGACCGTGAATATAGCGGTCTTAACTTCGGCAAGCGCGAGAAGAAGCCTACCCGGGACGATCTCCTGAAGTACGCCCAAGAGAACAAGATTGTCGATACGGACGGGATGCCTTCGGTGCGTCTCGCTTGGGACAAGATGTCGGAGGGGGATCGCCTCGAAGAAATGCGCAAGGAAGCCATTGAAAAGGGCCGAGAAGAGGGCCGGATGGAAGCGATTGCTGGCCGCGTTACGGCTCCTGGGGTCTCCGGAATGGGACAGGCACCACAGCCTCCACGGAAGATTGGCCCCGAAACCGACGTTCTTGGAGATTTGTACGTAGAAGCTTTGAAGGACCCCGATCTGAGGGCACTGATCGAACAGACCGGCGTTGTCTAAAAGGAGCCTTAAATGGCGCTCACAGTTGGAACTGGCATAAATCAACCTAGCGCGTTGCTTGTCAACACGTTATCGTCGATTGCTCAAAAATTGATCTTTCCTCGGATTGCGGACCTCGTGTTCCAGCCGAGTCCTACGTTTTCGTTCCTGAACCAGTACGCCA